TGGAAACAAGAAAATTTCAGATAAACGAGATAGCTCGAAGCAAGCAAAAGTCAGGCTGGTTACACGGCAGAAGTTAGAGCGATTGTAACTAAGTACGGAGCAAGCCGTCTGAGCGACATTGATCCAAAAGACTTTGCAGCAGTATTAAAAGATGCGGAGGCGATTGAAAATGAGTAAACAGAAGGTGAATTGTGCCAAAGGCACAAGAGAGGCTGACCTGGGCCATGCAGTATTATCCGCTTCTGGTTCGCACAGATGGTTGAACTGCACACCATCTGCAAGACTGGAGTTAGAGTTTGAAAACACCACATCGGAAGCGGCAAGGGAAGGAACTGCGGCACATGCTCTATGTGAGCATAAGCTGAAGAAGTTCTTAAAGAAG